GTCAAGAAGCGCCTGGTGAACCAGAACCAGCGCTTATACCCCAACCAACACAGTACGACTTCGTTCTGTGTCTGCACCATGGTGTCTTGGTCGATCACATCGATCAACGGAAACAACGGTGAGTGGACGAACACAGACGATCTTGACCACGCTGATCGAGTGCGGTTGAATCGTGAAGCTCGCAACCATCGCTTTGCTGTGAATCCCGGCATCGGTAACAGAGGTCGTGTTAGGTATGGTCCGCCGCTACCTAGACCCCATCATCAAGTCGTTCCTCTCCCGGATGACCATGAAGAGTTCGACAATCTTCCGGAGGAGGAAGTCCCTTTGCTCGGGGTAAGGAACCAGGATCGCGCAGTGGAACATCCACTCGCTGCCGGAGTTGTTGTAAACCCATTACACGAACACCGTCCTGCCCCCTTACCAGTTGAACCGCTTCCTAGACCACATGGTATCATGGTTCACGCTCCAGTGTTGCAACAAGCAGCAGCACCCAGACCGGACGACTACGACGTAGAAGCTCCACCAGTCAGAGGAGACGCAAATGAGCCTCCTGTTGAACAGCCACTTGTCATCGACATTGGTGAAATTGATGCTGTCCTCTACTCCAGGGGGGCATCTTACATACCGTCCGGTTGGTGTAGTCGATTGTTAAGAGCGTTGTGGCTCTTGATCAAAGTGGTGGTAGTCTTTGGATCTTTTGGGTTCGTCGTTTACCAACGTATCGTCACTGACGATTCACGATACAACTTGGCCATCATGGCCTGGATTGGTCTGGCTTGTTGGTACATCTTGCGCAACCTGCCATCCGACTACTTCGTCGGGAGCGCACCAGGGGACCTCACTACTTGGGTTACATCAGAAGTGAGCCTAATAGAAACGACCAAAGTCGGAGAGAGGACACATGGTTACTTACCTGGTCTCAATTACAATGAGAAGTATACCGAGAGAATCTCCATGATGTTCCTCAACACACTACGGCGTAAACACCCGGGAATCAATTGTCACGCTGAAATGGTGAACATTTGTCTGAACACCATTCAACACACACATCCTGAGGAGTACACCGCAAATTACCAAACTGCCAACAACACTGCACTCTACTACTACCAAGAACGCATGCGTTACTCGGTACGTGCCAATAGAGTTGTGGTGAACGGGCGCAACCTTTTAGGTAGCGCCTAGGGAGTTGGCAGCTCCGTCGGAGGCATCCTTCGGAGTGGGCCGTATCGCATCATCACTAGTGTATGCCACGTCACCCCAGAATACTACGCGAATGTCTACAAGTTCAGAGTCGAACGCAGGTCAGATTTTATATTGCCCCGTGTTGAACCGCCTAGCCTCATCGGCGAAACTGAACCGCCAGATCTGACATACCGTACATGCTTTGGGCCAAGCTTTTCGCATGACGGTGTAATCTGGGGCTTGAGCGATTGGAACATCTCCAAGGCACTCATCAGGCAGACTTTCTTGGTCACGTCACCTGATGATAATGGAATAAATCAAGAATTATGGAGGAATACCAAACGCTTCACACTCACACGACGTGTGAGACGTTTGGAATTTATGTTTAGAGAACACGTGCGATCATGTGAGTCATTAGAACCCACAGATTACCACGATGGACTCATCGAGTATGCTAAGTCTATACACCCCAAACGCAAACTCCGGGAACGAGCCCTTGCTGAAGTGATAAACGTTAACCTATGGAACCACGATTCATGGCTGACGAAACCTATCAAAGGTAAACTTAAACGCTTCGAATGGGCTAAACCGGGCAAAATCCCAAGGTTAATTTGCGACCTTGGAGTCGTTGCTTCGTTGGTCATGGGATTTGCAGCGAAACGTATTAAAGGCCACTTGGAGTCATTCAACCGAGACTTTGCGAATAAGGTTGAGTTCATACCCAAACCTACTCACACTGTGCTCAACAGAGTGTTCAGCCAACTTATCAACCCAATTGGTAAGTCTTACTTCGCTGCACACAGTGACGACAGTTGTTTTGCTGCACACTGTCTAGACGGCATCTTTCGATGTAACATGGACATCTCTTCATGTGATGCTACCCACACGGGTTACATCTTTGAGTCGTTCATGAATGCCATACCCGATGAGTTAGCACTCAAAACATATTTACGGAAAGGATTAAATCAACTCAAAGGCAAGTTCCACATCAGTACAGTGGACGGCAAGAAGAAACTGAGATTGGTTGTCAACCCACGCTACGACGATGAGGAAGGATTAGAACAAAATCCATTCTGGTTGTTTTTAGCAAGTGGTTCCACCTGGACTACTGCTATTAACACTTGGGCTAATTTCCTAATACACGAATCGTTAGCGATGGTCAACTGGGGACAAGTCCGCAAAGAAGACGCGGCTGCTATGGTAGTAAACCAAGCACGGCACGCAGGATATAAGGTGACCTGCGAGGTAGCCGACATTGTGCAGAAACTGCAGTTTTTAAAACACTCACCAACCTCGACCGGTGAGGCATTTCTGAATTTAGGGGTGATCTTAAGAGCACATGGTATATGCCATGGGGATTTGCCCGGAAGCCGTAAAGAAGCGTTCGAGACTCGTGCCAACCGGTTTGCAGCCGGGGTCGCTACCGGGTTCAAACACGCTGGAAAATCAAGCTTCACCACAGTTATGACTGAGAAGTACAACTTTGGAGAAGCCGTTTTCACCAGTGTGTTTACAAAGGACGTACACGACAACTACGATTCCACTCAAGAAGTCATCGTCTCAGACGAGGACCTAATGCTCAGGTATGGGATATCACACAGTCAGTTAATGCATTTGTGCCATTTGTACAAGCATGCTGAAGTGGGTGATATAATTCGTTGCGAAGCAAGCGATAAGATATTAAAATTGGATTACGGACTTAGTCAACCCATTATACATTCAACTTATCTCAATTGCGTGTTACGTGGCGAATGGTGGCGAAGTGGTTCTTCACACCATCTCCGGCCAACCGACAACGGTTAGCCAAACTGTCCCAAATGACATTAAACTTGTTGGCAGG